GTTTTAAACCAAGCAGCTAAAGCTGAGTATGGATGTTCATCAAATGGAACATTCATTAGTTTTCTATCATTAGATCCCCATAAAAAAGTTCTTTGATCAGAAGATAGTTTAATTATCTTCATTTCTGTTGCTTTAATACCAAAGTTTCTAAGCACAACATTGTCATCGTTCACTAAATCTAAGAACAAATCTGGGTTTTTCTTAGCGTATAACAGTAAATCTCTTTTAAGTTCTTTAGAACTCATGTCTGATACTTTAGAACCTAACTCAACACGCATAACAGCTTCAGCCATATCAATATCTAAATTTTTAGCAGCGTTTAATGCTTCTATTTCCATTTCTAAAATATCAATTTCACTTTCAGCTACAACTTGCGGTTGCCACTCATAAAAAACAGTACCGCTTAATGGGTGGTATTTTGAAAGTAGTTTTTGTAATACTGTTTTTTCTTTTGCAACTGGTAACATTCCATTTCTAAAGATAATATGAGATAACCTTTGGTCACCTTGCATTTCATCAACAAAACAAGTTCTTTGATTTTCACAATACTTTAATTCTCTTTCGTATCCTTTTTCTTCGTCAAACCAATATATGTTAGCTGAACTAATCATTTTAGATAAAGGTTTTTTGTTTCCTTTTAAAAGATATACTCTGTCTTTTATTTCCCAACCATCATTAGATCTTTTAATTTTTGGTTCAACTCTTTTTGGTTTTTCTACAACTGTCGTAGCTTCAACTACATTTTCAACTTTTTGTTGTTCTACAACTGGTGGAGTTGTTTCCACCTCTGTTTTTGTTTCTTTTTTCTTTGTCATAATATAATATATAATAAAATTAATAAAAATAAAAGGGAGTGGAGACTAAGCTCCACCCTCTTTTAAAGTAATAAGTGCTTATTGCATCAACATAAAGTTGTTAGCACCTTGTGTAATTAAACATCTTTCAGATAAATAATTAACTCGCATTGCATCTAGTTCAGATGTAGCTGCCCCAACAGAGCCAGTAATCCAAGTTTTCATTCTTCTGTCATCAGTTTGAGAAGCTCTATAACGAACATGTAAGAAAGGACGTTTCATGTTTTTTCCTAGTTGTTGGTCATAAACTGAAGATACACCAGCAGGAACAATAACTCCTCTAATTGCATCAGCAGCAGCTCTAGAATTAATAGCACCTCTAGTACCAGCATCGTTTAAGTATTTCCAATCAGATTTGTAGAAATCGTAAGATCCACGTCTGAAACCAGAAAAACCTAAGTTTAATGCCATATCTTCAGAGTTGTTAAATACTCCGTAAGAAGTACCACCAGCTCCGTAAGAATTCATTGAAGCTAACATATCATCAATAGCTAAAGACGTAGCTCTATTTACAAACATCATGTTTTCTTCAATAGCACCTTGAGAATCAAACTCAGCTAATATAGCGTCAAACTCAGCTAAATCAGTAGCAGCGTTAACACCAGTAACTCCAGAAGTAGCGTTACCTCTAGATTTAATAGCATCGAATAAACCTTGAGTACCAAAGTTAGTACCACCACCTGTAAATAACGCACCACCATTAGTTTGCGTATCAAGAGTAGTATCATTAGCACCTAAAACACCTTCTAAGCATGTCATTTCTAAGTTGTCAGTAAATCTCATTCTAGTTTCACCTTCTGCTTTTAGATACCATAAGTATCCAGAAGCACCACCATCTTCACCAGTAACTTCAACCCATCCTATTGCAGAAGCATCAGATCCTGAAACGTGATACATATCTCTAATAATAACTGGTTTGTTAGTAAATGATTGATGAGTAGGTTCTAAAGCTACGGTATAAGGAGTATCAGCACCTTTAGCCCATTCAGAACCATACTTAAGTACAGTAACAGCCTCGTCACCCATTCCAATACCAGCCTCACTTGCGTGACCTTGAGTATAAGGAAGAATTGTAATAACGTCGGAACCATCATCAGCAGTAACCCTACCTGCATAAGTAACAGTAGGTGAAGCTACAAGACAAGTATCACCAACACGTAAACCATGTTCGTTACTAGTATACGTTGCGTTAGTTCCAGCGTGAGCTGTAATTGTAACAGCAGAAGCAGAAGCATCTATAGTACCTGTGTACGCTAAGTGTAATCTACTTTGTTCAGACCAAACCACTTGATCAGCGGTCATAGCCTCTTCAGCACCTACTTGAGATAAAAAACCTGAAACTGTTCTATTTCCGAAAACTTCAGCTTCTTTCTCCATTAGGTCTGGTAAATATTGTTGTGCCCATCCATTTCCCGCTGCAGTGAAATCTATAAAGTTAGAGTTCAAAGCATTTTGAGTTGGGCTAGGGATCGAATTTAACGATCCACCTGCAGTAATTGCCATAATTTTTAAATTTTAAATTGTTATTTATTGTTTTTAATTTTAAACTTAAAATCAGAAGAATCATTACCTAACACTCTTACTTTTATTCCACCAGCATCTATTGTTTTTTGAGATTGTCGTGGATCCATATTTACGTTTTTAGATTTAGCAATACTTTCTTTTAAAGCATCAGCTTTTCCTTGTTCGTAAAAATGTTGAGCTATAGTATCAGCGTTCATTGCTGTATAAAGTGATTTGTGATAACCTTTAGCGTCTTCCATTGTACCATCTTTGTTTAGAAACTTTCTAACAAAGTTGTTAATGTCACTTTGTGTATCTTTAACACCTTTAGCATCTTTAACATTAAATCTAAATTTCTTATCTCCTACATTGTATTCGAAACCTTTAAACTTATTGTTAAACAAACTTTCTGTCTTTTTATTAAAAACAGAAACTGTGTTTTGAACTTTTTTATTGTTCTCCTCTGACTCCTTGTTGTATCTATTAAAAAAATCTACAGCTTTTTGTTGTTCGGAAGTCAACTTGCTCCCAGCTTTAATTTCTTCATAGTGTTTAGACTTTTGCCCGTCTAAGTAGGTCCTAGCATTAGCAACTTGCTCTTTTAACGCTAGTTTTTTTCTTTTAATATCTCTTTCTTCGTCGACTTCTTCGTCGTAAGAAAAAGAATCTTCCATAAGGAAGTTTATTTCTTCGTTAGTTAAATGCGGTTTTGTTTGTTTGTAATATTCATATAGAACATCATTGTCATTTAACTTGCTAATATCTTGATTTAATCTTACGTAGTCTTCTAAATCACCACCAGTTTCTTCCATAAAATCCATAAGTTTTTGGATGTTTTCTGGAACTGCTTTACCTGTTTCTTGAGATTCAGCTACAGCTTCTTCTATCTTTTCTTCTAGTTCTTCAACTTTTTCATCTACTTTTTCATCTGTAATTTCTTCTAAAGCTACTTCTTCTTTTTCTTCAGTAGGTTCTTCAGTTTTTTCTTCTACAATTTCTTCAACTACTTTTTCGCTAGTTTCGGATTTGTCGCTTGCAGAAACTTCATCTGTGTCCTGCTCTGAAACGGTGTCTTCTTTTGTTTTTGGTGTTTTATTTAAGTCTACTTTAATGACACTATCGTCATCTTTACTTTTAAATTTACTTAGATCAACCTTTGTAACTTCTTCTTTAGGTTGTTCTTGTTTTGTAGTTTCTTCAACTACGTTTTCTTTGTTTTCTTCCATAATATAATATAATAATAGTTAATAAATTTTTATTTAGGCTCAAAAGCCTCTAAATCAAAACCGCCACCTATTATATCATTACCTGCTGATTCAAAGCTTTTAGGTGGTTTACCTGTTTTTCTTTGATCAATAAGCTCTGATTGTTGTGAGGCTTGGATCTTTGTTCTTTCATCTTTTCTATCTTCCTTTTGTTTTTCTCTATCTTTCACACCATCAACTTCAATTCCTTTAAGTTGCATGTTATAATTAAATTCTAATTCCATTAATTGTTTTTTAGCTTCAACTTCTTGTTGCATTTTTTCCATATCAATCTGAGCTTGTATTTGTGCTAGTTGAGCTTTAGATTGAGTTAAAGCTTGGTTTTTTTGCATTTCAGCTTGAGCAGCTTGTTGAGCCGCTTGTGTGTTAGCTTGAGACTGTGCTTGTATGTTTTCCATTTGCATCTTTCTATCAGCCTCTTGTTTTTTCTTTCTTCTTATTTTTAAAAGTTGATTTGCTAGTTTAATATTTTTTATTTCTCTAACATCTATAGCATCTTCTAATTCTATATTTTTTTGTTGTAAAGCCATTTGAATATTATTTTCAAGCATTGCTTTTTCTTCTTCATCTGGTTGAAGTTCTATAAATATACCAAAATCATATAAATGTAGTTCTGACATTTCTTCTAATGTAGCCACATTATGTGAACCTATAGCTTGAATAAAAGCGTCTTTAGTAGGAGAATATTCTAAAACATCAGATATTCTTAATGATAAACACTCTGCTGTCTCAGCTGTTAAATATAA